AGTAGCAATAACTAAGCATCTGGCAGTTTCCCGTCAGCAGGCCCGGTACAAGCACGCCGACGCCATGCTACTGGAGCGCACAAAATGACCGACATCGACTGGAGCAAAGCGCCGGAAGGGGCTACGCATTACTACGACAAAACAGGCGAATGGTACAAGGTTGCAGGCTCCGGCGATGCGATGGCGTGGACTGGATCATGGGTCGAGGCGACCATGTATGGATACAGGGCTGCGGCATGTATTCCTCGCCCAGCGCCATCATGGAACGGCACCGGACTGCCGCCAGTTGGGATGAATCTGGAGTGCAGTTATTCCGCAGAGGACTTCGGCGCATGGCATAAAGGCGAATGTATTTCGCGTGGCAAATCGCCAGAGGGCATTGAAATATGCGTTATAAAATCAGGCAAAACAGTTGCGCTATATCGGTCATCTGAGTTTCTGCGCCCAATCCGCACCCCCCAGCAGATCGCGGCGGATGAGCGGCAATATGCGTGCGAAGAAATGCTGGCGGTAACCATGGCGCGCAGGTCAGACCCTGACGTATTTGAGGCGATTTCAACTCTTTACGACGCTGGCTACCGAAAACCCTAACCACCAACCAAGCCGGCCACTGTGCCGGCTTTTATTTGTCCGCAAGTTCTAGCGGATACTGCCTATAATCGCCAATAATTTCCTATAATCCGCACGTGCGTGGACACCATCTAACACCATCGGCTATCCTATGCAACATACATGCCAATAAACCTCGGACGCGGAAAATGAATATGCCCGATAACCCTAACAACTGGTTCGCCATCATTTCCTCGATGCCAGGCGAGGTACAGGCGCTAATCGCGGCAGTCATTACGGCGACGCTGCGGATCGTATACGACAAGACTGAGAACAGTTGGCAGCGGATCGGGTTAGAGGGTCTGTTATGTGGGTGCATCGCGGTGGGCCTTTATAGTGCGGCTGGATACCTTGGCCTTCCGTCATCTATCGGGGTGTTCATCGGGTCAAGCGTAGGGTTTGTTGGTGTTGTGCAGTTTCGGACGTTCGCGCTTAAATTTATTGGCAAGAAGCTGGATTAGGTCTACACTACTCCAATCGGTTCGCCACATAGCCGAAAACCTCGAAGCGTTTGCTTAGGCCATCTCACTCCGATGGCTGGCGCGCTAGGGAATATGTGGCAGACCGGGGTTTGAATTCCCTCATAGCGGCTAGCCACCGTGGTCGGTTCGGCTATTTATTCGCATGGTGATTGGCATGGGTTAGTGCAGAATCTAGGTTAGTCACCAGCCGAATGAATGGAATGCGCAGGCTGATGCGCTTAGATGGATAGAGTCGGAAAGTATCCATGTAAAAACCATCCGACCATGCCGAGATCAGCGCCGGCCCATTCATTACAAATAAGGCGCCACGCCTATCGCGATACTGCGATGCTCAAATAGGTGCCGGCATAGCAACGCGACCGTCTAACCTTGACGCCAATCACACCACTGGAAGCGGCGCACCGGGTCGATAACAAGAAAGCAAAGTCGCACTAGCATTTAAAGCCTCTGATACAAGCTCAAACCTAATTGCAGTGCGCGACCACACCTTAGCCCGCCAGCTAATCCCTGCGCGGGCTTTCTTTTGCCAAAAATAAACCTAGACAACACCGCGCCGGTCGATATACTGGGCGCTCACTTTGAAGGAGTTGATAGCATGAAATTAGTAGAATTGCTGGCGAAAGAGTTGGCGGAGTGGCCGGAAGAAGCCGAGTACGCAGACCAAGACCAAGATCGAGAGGTTCGGTTTTCTGGATCTATTCGGTCTGATTTTTTTGCATCGGTGCTGGCGGAACATTGCCCTGAAAATGCTTGCCCTGACGGCATTCCGTATTCGATGAGAGTCACGCGGGAAATGTGGGAGGATGAGCGTAATAAGGCAGAGGCTTACGTCAGCATTGACGAGGATAAAGGGTATCTATTTGACGAAATTTCTTCTGGTCTTCCTGGAAGCCAACAGCGATACAATCACAAGTGTACTGTGCCGACGCATGACCTTGCGAATGATCGTTTCGACGACCCTCGCCACAGCCGCGACCGAATCCGCGAGATCGACAAGCAGTTATCCGATCTAGCAATCGAGCGCGCCGAACTGGTCAGCAAACTGGCTGGCGAGGGTTTCGCGTTGATTGCCGCCGTCGCCGAACCATCCGAGGACATGACCGACTGGCGGAATTGGAAGGTTGGGGATTTTGTGGAGTGCGTAAGAGAAATTAGAAGCACAACGGGTATTTCGGTAGGGTCAATCTATGCGCTGACATGCACTAGTGGTGACTCAATTGAGTTCGACGACGACGACGATTGCCGTGATCGCGGCGATCCTGAGAACTTCAAATTCCACTCCCGCCCATCCGCCTAACAACTAAGCCCGCCTAGCACGCGGGCTTTTAACAGGACATGATTGATGCCATTCATCGCTAAAAAACAGTCGTTATCGGACGCAAGGAAGGATGGAAGCCAGTTTTATTGGAGCGGATTGCTCTGCCCGAACGGGCATATGACTTATAGGTATGTGAATGGACATCGTTGCCGGGCGTGCCTAAAGACAAGCAACAGCAGATCAAGATGCGAGGAGCAGCCTGACGCCGACGCAGTAACAGCGCGGCGAGCAATAGAAGATCGCCCACGCAAACCTAGGGACGAATACGATTACGACCTATAGCGGCCTACGGGCTGCTTTTTTACACGCGCCACGCAATATGGCACAATACCTGCATGTCAGACCGCCACGAATCAAGAACGCTTAAGATCAATCGCCGGCATGAAGAATATGCGCGGCGACTGCTGGCCGATACCGGCACGCCAGAGTGGCAGATATACAAAGAGGTGTTCGCCTGCGAGTCGGACAACGTAACATCGCTAAGAGTCGCAGCCAGCCAGCTAAAGCACCATCCGAATTTTGCGGCGTATCTGGACACCGTGCGAGCTGAGATAGGCGGTAAATTTATGATTACAATGGAGAGCCTTATCGCAGAGCTTGACGAAATTAAACAGATCGCAATCAGCGCCGAAACGCCGCAATGCAGCGCGGCTGTTAATGCGGTTATGAGTAAGGCTAAATTGGCCGGGCTTGATCGCAAGGTTGAAGAAAAGAGCGTAGGCGATAATGTTGTTGAGGCGTTGCTAGAGATGGCTAAGAGGCTGCCGGGCTAATGAGCGCTGACGGCCTAACCGCAATCGCAAGGCGTGAGCTTGCGCGATGGTATCCGCTTATCGACATACCTGAGCAGGTGCGCTTAAAAGACGATAACGTCCGATTTAAGCTGGTGCCTGCCGGTCGTCGTAGCGGCAAGACCGAGCGGTTTAAGCGATACTTGGCTAAGCAGGCAATGACCAACCCCGGCGAGATCTACTTTGCCGCCGCGCCAACATACGCACAGGTTAAGAAAATATTCTGGGATGATCTTAAGCTGCTGACATTTAGCAGCACCCACGAAAAGCGGCCATCAGAATCAGACCTTCGCATATTCATGCCGAACGGGTCAGAGATTCACTTGATTGGCCTAGACAAGCCAGCACGATTTGAGGGTATCCCTTGGACGGGCGGCGGCATTGATGAGATTGCCGACATTAAGCCGGACGCATGGGAAGCAAACATTTTCCCGGCGCTAAACACCGTAAACCCAACGCGGCCAGATCATCGCGCGTGGTGCTGGCTAACTGGCGTGCCTGACGGCCTAAACCACTACTACGATCTTTGCCAGTACGCGCTAAAAAATAACGACCCGGACTGGTCGGTTTACCACTGGAAGTCCGAAGACATCCTGCCGCCTGACGTTATCGCAGCCGCAAAGCGCGTAATGAGCGAGCAGCAATATAACCAAGAGTTTTGCGCATCTTTCGAGACTGCCACCGGGCGAATATACGGCGACTACGGCCAGAATAACCAAACAAGCGCGACAATCGAGCCGCACGAGCAGCTAATGTGGATGCACGACCAGAACTACACGCCACTGTCGAGCGCTGTAGGCGTGCGCCGTGGAGATTCGCTGCTGCTGCTAGATGAGATCGTACTGATTAGCGCTGTGTCGAAACAGTCAGCTATGGAATTTGTCGAGAAATACAAAGGCCACCAAAACAAACACGTTTTGCTTTATGGCGACCCTGCGGGGCGTGCTGGTGAAAAGCATGGCCATGCGTCTGACTATACCGATATGGAGGCCGTCTTGAAGGACGCAGGGTGGCGCGTAACGAACAAGGTAAAGAGGGCGCACCCGTCTATCAAAGATCGCCAGAACTGCGTGCGCGCGAAGGTCAAGACTGCTGACGGCGAGGTTTCGTTGTTCGTTAACCCAGTTACCGCGCCGTGGTGCGACAAGGGCATGGCGACAGTGCAGCTTCAGGACGGCTCGACGTTTCAGGAAGACCAGAAAAACAAATACCAGCACATCACGACCGCCATCGGTTATTGCGTGGACGTTGAGTGGCCGCTACGCCAGCCTGTTGTTACTGTGCCGGTTCGGTTTGGCTACTAGCAAATAAATGTAGACACCCGCCCCCGCAACGGCGACAATCACTGCACATTAAACGAGTGGAGTGGTTGAGATGAATAAGTTTACGCCGGGGCCGTGGGAAGTAGTGGATCACGAATGCTATCCGGGCATTATTGTCGTAAAAGGGCCGGCGTCACCGATTACAATCGTAACGTCGGCAACTGATATTGATCCTGCTGGTCACGTTCGGCGCGTATCTGACGCCCGCCTAATCGCAGCCGCGCCGGATTTGCTGGAGGCGCTTGAGGCTATCATTGCTAGCGAATGCCGCCAGCCTGATGTCGGTTGCGCATGGACAAAAGCCCGCGCAGCAATCGCCCGCGCACGAGGTGAGGCATGACCGAGGACGCCGCATGGGTGATTATTATTTTCCTGTGCTGCCTGCTATTTATCGGCGAGCCAGACCTTTACGACGCAATTATCATAGGACTAACTAAATGACCGGCACCCAAACAACGCACGGATTTATCCCTAACCTACGCCACAAAGGCTTCGGGCTAGTGGCAATGGTCGAAGTCGCAAACATGACACAGCGCGTATACGACCCGGTCATTCGGTTTGGCCGCGTGGTTTATGCGCTGCCGGGCGGTGGCGAGGTGCTGGGTGGGTTGGCGGTGGAGGTGATTAAGTGATTACAGAAGAAAGAAAGCAAGAGCTAGCGTCTGGGTTTTCAGCAGCAGTTGAGCGATACCTTGACAAGCAGTGGGTTGACTCAGAAACAAAAGACCAAATAGCAGATAATGACGAAGAGAAAGAATGGTTGATTCGCTGCCTTTCATACTCAGTAACTACTCATTACTGAAATCAAGCCCGCCACCAAGCGGGCTTTTTTACACCCACCGCTAAACGTGGCATAATTCCTGCATATCAGAACAGGACGCCACCGATGCCCATCACGTCAACACACGCCGAATACTCAGCCAACACCGAACGCTGGCGGAAAAACCGTGCCGCGTGTGCCGGGCAGGATGAAGTCAAGCTGGCATCCGTGCTATTCCTGCCAGACGACAGCGAAACAGACCCGTCAGGCGAGGCTCGTGGTCGTTACCGCCGATACCTAATGCGCGCAGTGTGGCTACCAGTGTCGAGCTATACCAAGGAAGGCTTGCTGGGCATGATTTTCCGCGTGCCGCCTGAAATCGAATTGCCATCCCAGCTTGATTACATGCTTGAAAACGCAGACGGCGCTGGGTTATCGCTAACTCAAGTGGCCAAGATTTACGCAGGCGAGGCCATCGAAGTCGGGCGCGCTGGGGTGCTGGCCGAATATCCGCAGTCCGAAGCCGGCTTGTCTGCCGAGCAGGTCAAAGCGCGAAACCTGCAAGCGCGCATAACACTCTATCGCGCAGAGTCCGTAGACAACTGGAAACACGAGCTTATCGGCGGCGTAATGAAGCTGACGATGGTCAAGCTTTGCGAGATCAAGGAAATCGAAAAAGACGAATTTCTAATCGAGGGCGAGATCCAATATCGCGTGCTGCGATTGCGTGACGGCGTATACACTCAGGCCGTTTACGATAAAGACGACAATGTAGTCGTTGATGAGTTCGCGCCTAAACACGCGGCGGGCGGCACGTTCGACCATATCCCGTTTCACTTTATCGGCTCTGAGACTAACCGCCCCGACGTTGATAAGGCGGTAATCAGCGGTATCGTTGACCTGAATACGGCGCACTATCAGCTATCTGCTGATAGCATGAAAAACCTGCACATTCATAGCGGCGGGTTGCTGCATATTGACAGCGGCCAGACCAGCGCGACCGAGTGGAAAGAAGTAAACCCGAACGGCGTTATGGTTGGCGCAGATACCGGCGTTGTAACTCAGGGCGGCAGCATCTCACTAGTCCAGCTCGCCCCAGCCGACGCTGTAGAGGCCAAGCTGAAGTCACTCGAAGGCAACATGCTATCGGTAGGCGCGCACCTAATCACCGAGCGCGGCGACAACGAAACCGCCGAGGCGGCACGAATTGACGCAAGCACCAAGTCGAGCGCACTGCTAACCGTGACCGATAACGTCAGCGAATCGTTGGAAGCGGCGCTTGAGGACGTCGCGCTGTTTATGGGTGGCGATCCTGCTCATGTTGAGTTTGCGCTAAATCGCGAGTTCTACCCGAAGAATGTATCGGCGCAAGATGTTATGTCAGCTATACAGCTTGCCGACCGTGGCGCGATTGCGTTACATGACCTGCGCGCAATGCTTCGCGGCACACCGTATCTGGAAGCCGACCGCACCGACGACGAAATCGACAGTGAGGCGCAGGAAGTTGAGCCGATTATGACTGTGGTATCGGTTCAGAAACCTGTTGACCCGACTGGCAGTGTCTAGCATAGTGGCGGGGCGGCGATTTTGCCGCTGTCGCCAGAGACATCAAAATGGAAAGCCATATTTATTACTGCAAGAATAGCCGGTCGTGGTGGGCATATTGGCTAAATGAAGACGGCGATCAGTTTGGCGATGCTGTTTTTGCTCACGCCAAAAAAGAGTGCCTGCATTATCTTTATGAGTCACGGCCATGATTGAAGTTATAAGAACGACAAAACAGATAGCCGAGCTATTTGTTAAAGAGAAACACTATAGCCGGCGAGCGTCTATTTTCTGGGCCGCCTTTGCCCTTGTGGAGTATGGAAAAATTCAGGGAGTAGTGGTTTACGGCCAGCCATCGCCGCCAATACAAAGGCACGCATTCAGAGATCGAGACTTCAAGCTATACGAACTATCAAGGCTTGTAATTCAGACAAAGACAAAGAACGCCGCAAGCTTGCTGGTAGGTAGAAGCTTGGCAATGCTTGAGTCGCCATGCGCCATTGTTAGCTATGCAGATATGGAGCAATCCCACTGCGGCATCGTCTACCAAGCCACCAACTGGCTATACACAGGGGCTACAGTTTCGCATGATAAAGCCTACATTGTTGACGGAGTAAGAACGCACCCGATGACGCTCAGGGATAGAGGTATAACAAACCCAACGGCATGGGCTAGGGAAAACGGGATAGAGATGGTTAAGCCTATGCAAAAGCATAGATACTTCCAGTTTAATGGCAGCAGAACGCAAAGGGCTAGAATGAAAAGCAGGCTGGCATATCCAGTTATCGAGGATTACCCTAAGTGCGATCAGTCTAGATATGACGACGGCAAAGACATTATCATGCACGCTGACCGGGGGTTATTTTGAGCACCCAAGGCTACCTATTCGACGCCCTGTCTAGGCACCAGCTCCTAATTCAGCGCCTAGCATCCGGCCAAGTCAAAGAGTCGTTGCCGATCATCCGCAAACTAGCACGCGAGATTCGTTCTGCTTTGCTCGGCCATGACCTAACCGACTTTCAGACTGCCAGGCTAACCGCGTTGCAAATAGAAATCACGGCAATAACTCAGGCGGCTGGCGTAGCGCTTGAGGCACAAACAATGCCGGCTATGCAGGATTTTGCAGCTTACGAGGCACAATTTACGCAGAAAATGCTACAGGGCGCGGTGACCGTAAAGCTCGCCGGCATTAATCCGGCAGCGCTGGCGCGCAATATCGAAAACGCGCCAATGACTCTGATTAGCGGCAAGAAAACGATCAGCACAACAATGTTAGGCGTGTTCGATACGTTCGCAGTCGGCACGTCACGCGAGGTTATGACGGCAGTTCAGGCCGGGATCACACGCGGCCAGACCACCAAGGAAATCGCCACAGAGATTTTCGGGCTGGTCAATACGCGGTCGAAAGCTCAGGCCGAAACCGTTGTGCGGACTGCTGCGAATATGGCCGGCAGTGTTGCTCGGGCGGAACTGTATGCGGCTAATCGGGATGTTTTGCAGGGCGAGGAATATAGCGCCGTATTGGACGGGCACACCACGATTACATGCGCATCGTTTGATGGCCAGATATTCGCCGTCGGAGTTGGCCCTATGCCGCCATTGCACTACAACTGTCGGTCGGTTCGCGTGCCGGTCGTTGACGACGCATTCAAGGCATTACGCGAAGGCTCGACCCGCGCCAGTATGTCAGGGCCGGTTAGCTCGCAGACTACCTACAATAGCTGGCTTGGTCGGCAGGGCGCAGATTTTCAGAATGAGGTGCTCGGGCCCGAGCGTGCAGACCTGTTTAGGTCTGGCAAGCTGACGTTAGATAAGTTTACGGATGATAAGGGGCGGGTTTATACGTTGGATGAATTAAAGGCGCGGGAGGGATTGACGTTGTAGGGCGATAGGTCTAGCATGCAAATTGATTAGATCTGCTTAGATGCTCCGGCGATTAAGCTTGTGAGTGCCAGCTCGAACTGGTATTCCTTCGCAACACCAAAGCCCGCACTTAAAACCTGCGGGCTTTTTCATGCCTGCAATTCAGTATTGGCACGCTAGTTGCACGCATTATCTGTTAGGCATACAATTTGCATATCGGCCCGTGGCCATATACAGAAGGTAATGCTCCGTGAGCGAAGAAACCAATCAGCCAGAAATCAGCCCAGAGTTTGCAGAACTGAAAGCCGAGAACGAACGGCTTAAAGCGCATCATGCCAAGCTTCTAGATGAAACGAAAACGGCCAAGCAGAAAGCCGCAGAGCTGGATAAAGCCAGCCAAGACGCAGAGATTGCACGGCAGCACGAGCAGGGCGAATACAAGACCCTAGCCGAGCGATATAAGGCCGAGGCAGACGCAGAACGCAAGGCGAATATCGAGCTTAAAGGCGGCATTGCAAACGAAAAGCTTGATGGCGTTTCGATGCAGGCCGCGTTAGCCGAGGCGAATAGCCCAGCTAACGCCAAGATTCTCGTTCGATTCATCCGCGACCAGCTCGAATACACCGACGCAGGCGTAATCGGCAAAGGAGGCAAGTCGGTTGATGACGCAGTAAAAGAACTTTTTGCGACGGGTGACTTTGAAGCCTTGCGCAAAGGCAACCAATCAAACGGGGGCAGTGCTCCCGGCGGCAAACTGGCTAGCGGTGCTGGCGAAAAGAGCAATCCAAAAGCTGATGAAGCCCGTAAAAAAGGCGACCTCGCAGGCTTTATAGCAGCATCCCTAACTTAAAAAGGTGACATAAATGGCTGGTGAAATTCTCTCGGGCGGCTTGGCCGCCCTGTTAAACGAAAAAGTAATTAACGAGGCGTTTGAAATCGCCCGTTCCGACCGTGCTGGTATCTTGCAGACCGTTAACTTCGGTTCTGCTCGCGTTCCGTTCGACGGCTACAAACTGTCGTGGCTGGATATGCGCGTTGATGCCGCTAGCTCGGCTACCACTGGCGTAGTGACCAACGTGGCAACCGCCGTGCCTGTTGTTGATGGCACTAAGTTCCGTCCAGGCATGACCTTGTCGCCTGTCGGCTCCGATGAAGTTATGTTGGTCACCGTTGTGGCCGGCAACAACTTAACCGTAGTCCGTGGCTTTGGTAGCACCACCGCATTGGCGCTGACTAGCGGCCAAGTGCTGGTTATCGACTCCGTAGGTCGCGGCGAGAACTCCCTTGCTCAGAACGATGGTATTTTCCAGCCTTTGCCGGTGGAAAACTTCTTTCAGACAATGGATACCGCTGTCGAGTTCAGCCGTCGCGCACTGGCCACCATGCAGTTCGGTAACACCAACGAACTGACCTTCCAGTTGAGCGAGCGCATCAAGCAGCTCGTTAACCAAATGGATCGGGCGCTTGTTCGTGGTCGTAAGGCTACCGCTACCGTAGGCAGCGACTTGGTTAGCTACACTGGCGGCTTGCGCTTCTATCTCGACCAAGCTGGCGCGATCAAGACCGATAACGCGGCTGCCGTGTTGACGCTGGATCAAATCAACAACATCAACGCCGAGATCGTAACTCGCGGCGGTACTGCTAACACCATCGCTGTCGGTATCAAGCAGGCGCGCAAGCTGTCGGCACTGGTATCGGCTAACTACAGCTCGAAGCGTTTGGCCGATTGGTCTGCCGATGCTGGCAGCGTGTTGACCTTGCCGTCTGACTTGCCGTTGGTTGGTAACGTCAACCGCATCGTTATCGACACCAACCTCGGTGACGGTGAGCTGGTTATCTATGACGCTAGCAAAATCAGCGTTATCCCGATGGCCAGCGGTAATGCCGAGGCTTCTGGTAACTGGCGCACCGCCGATGCAACCCAGCCGGGCCAAGACGGTCAGCGGGCGCGTATCTTGGGCGACTTCGGAATGGAAGTTCGCCAGAGCCAGACCCACATGGCGCGCTTGTTCAACATCGGCTAATCACCGATAGCGGTAGTTTAAGCCTCGGTTCGCCGGGGCTTTTTTATGAGGTGACGAAATGCCAAGAGATTACCTATCAAGCTGGTTTAATGACCTGCTAATGACAAGCACCAAGCCCGGCACTGGTCGGCTAATGGTCGAAGAAGACCGCACCGCATTTTTCGAAGCCCGAGAACGCCGCTCATTCAAAGAGTGGGCAACGGCAACGACCGCCACTTATGTGATTCGCGCAACCGCGCCGATTAACATCATTCTGGACTCGCTCGAAATCGCACTAGAGGCCGGGTCTGCGCGAATCGAAACGGTAGTCGGCGGCACACCGGGCGGCACATGGGCAGAGGTATTGCCTATTTTTAACGCCAACAACATGACGACTGCGCCGGTATATGTTGGCCAGCTTGTGCTAGATGCAGGCGGCACGCATACGGGTGGCGTATTGCTAGACGTGTTGCGGGCCAAGACCGATTCAAACACAAACCGTTCGTCGTCAGTTGGCGGTGCCGCTGATTCAGTTCGGGGCGTTGCGCCGGGCGTTTACTATTTTCGCATAACGCTAACGGGCGCGATTGGCGTGGCGTCGTTCCGGTGGGAGGAAAAGCCGGCCTAACTGAAAGTTTTTTGTGGCATAATACTTGCATAGCGCCCCATTTATTGCAGTCGGGTCATTGCGCTTCTATTCACGTAAAGAGGGCGGCAAGATGATTGCAGTAACTAAGGAATTCCAGTTTATGTATCCGCCTGAAAGCCGGGTGCTGATCGTCAAGACTAACGGGGGCGCCGTCACTGTGGAGTGCAAGGCTGGGGCCGAGTGGGTACTGACCGACACCTATAGCGCCGATACCGCTGTCGAGATGTTTTTCGGCTCGGCGCTGTTTCGCATTGTCCCTGTTGGCGGCGCGGAGTACGACATAGCATGAGCCTCGAAAGAAAGAGTGGCGGCGGCGGTTTATCGGGGTCAGCCCTACCGATCACGTATGAATACAAGGTAAATCCTACCACTGCCAAGCTACAGCTATGGAAGAAGGCAACTGCAACCGCGGCGGCTATGATGATTAGTGAGCAGTCCGAGGAAGGGCTATGGGCGGCCACTTCGATTGCAACCGGAACCGGATCCGTCCACGTTGGCGACCTGCATAGCATGGGCAGCGGCGGCGAGAACGTAACATGGGTCAATACCGACTCAGGGTATGCGTGGTTCCCGGCATGGCAGGCAGTCAAGACTGACGGCAGCGCTGCACTGGCACTGACTACTCGCATTCACGGCACTAGCCTGTTAAACGTCGAATCAGCCGGCACACTTGGCACCGCAACGGTCGATTACAACGACACCTACACGGCGACGGGTGACGTCGCATTCTTCAAGATCGACACTACTCCCGCAGAGACTTACACCGGGCGCTTGAAGTATCGCGTCACCAAGATTGGCGGCAAAGAGGTTGCGGCGTTCTATTTCAACGCTACCGCGACTAGCGGCGTCGGTATGACCATTCCTTTCAAGTACCCGCTGTGGGTGCTTAATGGCCAAGTGTTCACCACTACGCTGACCAAGGATGACGGCACGTTTTTCAGGGTTAAGGCGTCGGCCAGTCAGGTTTCCCGCCCATACCGCAAATCGTACTATCGGACGTTTATTGATAGTCCTATCGTCGGCGCTGATATTGGCGACACAAAGCAGGCATATCGAACAGTCGACCATAACGGCTGGATCATGCTCGACGGGCGGGCCAAGTCGTCGTTAACATCCGGCCAGCAGACGGCGGCAACGTCTATAGGCTTTGGTGTCAACCTGCCCGATACGCGCGACAAGCTGCTGATGGCGGGCGGTAGTACATACGCGAATAATACGACTGGTGGTAGTTACACTATCGCGCAGAATAAACTACCTAACGTGACGCTGGCAGGTTCAGCTAGTTATACGCCGGCAGGTACTTGTTCTTCAACCACGGGGTTCCCAATAGCAGGTTATAATGGTGGGCTCGTACAGACCCCTATCTACACGGGTACTGGTTCGCTTCTTGGCTACGCTGGGTTGGGTACTGCGCACTTCTATACTACAAGCGTATCAACCAGCTTCACTGGTAACGCCGCCGTCATCACCACAAGCAACATTAGTCTAAACGGTGGCGTTACACAGCAGGCGTTCGTGCCAGCATTCGCGGCGATTAACCACTTCGTCTATCTAGGCGCGTAACCAACCAAAGCCCGCCTAACCAGCGGGCTTTTTTACAGCCGCACGAAAACATGGCATAATCTTTGCATTGAATGAGGATTAAGCATGGCCGTAACAGTTGGCGTTGATAGTTATGTAACCGAAGCCGAGCTGGCGGCCTATGCGGCTGCGCGAGGGATTACCATTGCTGGCGCACCTAGCGTGCTGCTTACCAAGGCAATGGACTACCTCGACACCCTAGAGGATCAATGGCAGGGCAAGCGGTCTGTAGGAGGGCAAGCGCTCGCATGGCCGCGCTACCCGGTTTATATTTTCGGGTCTTTGATTGCCAATACTGTCATTCCGCAGCAACTCAAGAACGGCCAGATGCAGCTAGCAATCGAGGCCGACACTCAGGAGCTAATGCCGACTACGGCAGTCGGTGGCAAGGGTAGCGTAATCGAGGAAACGGTGGACGTTATCAGCGTGAAATATGCCGAGGGCTACAACAACTCGCAGCCTATTTTTAGCGCCGTGAATAAGATTCTTAAGCCAATTATGATCCCGGTCGCGGGCGGTAGTAACTTTGCGGTTACTCGGCTATGAGTTTTTACAGCGGCCTAGCCGACACAGCCGCACGCCTGCTTAAACAATTCGGCAAGCCGGCAACCTTGCGCGTGGAATCTGGCAGCGTGTTCGACCCGTCTACGCAGACCAACACGCCGGCATATACCAACACATCCGTAAGCCTTCTTGTGGGCAACTACAAGGGCAGGCTGTCGGAATCCGGCACACTGATACAGACCGACGATAAAAAGCTGCTAGTGAGCGTAAATGGCGCTTCTGAGCCGGGTATTGGGTCGCTAGTTGTGGATGGCTCAGTGACGTATGTCGTGCAGTCGGTCAAGGCGCTAAATCCAGCCGGCACGCCGTTATTGTATGAGTTGCAGGGGCGTAAATGAGTTTCGCCAGCGACGTGGCCGAGTTCGCTAAGAACGCGGGGAGGTCTGTAGACCAGACCGGCGCTAGCATCGCGCTTGAGCTATTCGGTTCAATCATTAAAGACACGCCGGCAGATACCGGGCGCGCCCGTGGTAACTGGCAGGTTTCGTTAGATGCGCCAATAACGTCAGCCGTTAATGCTGGCGGTGAGCCAGGATCTGAAAACCCAGCGCCCGAGGGCGACGGCCCCGAGACTGCAAAGGTGTTACGGGAAGTCAGCACGACAGCCGAAAAATTTATCGGCGGCAAGGTTATCTATCTGACGAACAACCTTCCCTACATCGGCGCGCTTGAGTACGGCAACTATGGCACGGGCGACGGATCAACAAACAAAACCACCCGCGACGGCTATAGCGTTCAAGCGCCATACGGCATGGTTCGTAAAAACGTAGCCCGCATTCAACAAATCGTCGCAAAAGCCGCACGGGATAATAAAATATGAGCGCATTTAAAAACATCTCGCAGGCGCTAATCGACCGATACCGTGCGGGCGCATTCTTTACAGACGCGCTGACGTCATACGAGAACGCCACGTTCGCCAAGCCGGCGATAACTACGCCGTGGGGCGCAGTTTTTATCGTGCCTAATCAGCCTTCTGTCGAGTCGTTTGAGGCTGACGGGCATACCGGATTTATGCAGGTAGACGTCAACTATCCAGCCAATAGCGGAACAGGCGCAGCTATTACAAAGGCCGATTCTGTGGCACAATACTTTAAAGCTGGCACGCGGATTGCATACGGCGGCCAACAGGTACAAATCCAATCATGCGGGCGCTCTCAGGGGCGGCCAGTTGACGGCTGGTACAGAGTCAGTCTAACAATCAACTGGACGGCATACGTCCCAAGGTAAATCGCAATGCCAATCGCATCAGCATCAGTAGTCAGTCTGCATTACGTCATGGAAGTGGCCGGCGCTATTCCGTCTAACCCCGCGTGGAAGCCTATCCGCTACAAGACTGGCGGCAACTCGCTTGCCTATAACGCCGAACGCATCAGTTCCGAGGAAGTGCGCGGCGACCGTCACCGCACGGCAGACCGTCGCGGCACGTTTAGCGCTGCGGGCGACCTTTCTTGCCAGCTTGCCTATGGCGCGCTTGATGATCTGCTGGAGGCTGGTTTCTGTGGTACTTGGGTTGCAGCTACTCCAGTCACGAACGCCGGTATCAGTGCGGCGTCGGGTGATAGCTCGTTTAACAGCGCGGCTACGTTTACCCAAGTTGCCGGCGACATTATCAAGGTTTCGGGCTTTGTTGCGCCGGCTAACAACGGACTGTTTCGCGTAGTTACCGCGACCACATCCAAGCTGACCGTTGTCAGCATCGAAGGCGCGGCTGTGGTACTGGTCACCGTCGCAGCAGGCCCGTCTATCACTGTGGTGGCGCAGTCTAAGCTAATCACCGGCCAGACCCGTCGCACATTCGCCATCCTTGAGCGCCACACCGACTTGGGTATCGACTACCTTTATCGCGGAATGGAAGTGGACAAGATCGCCATCAGCGGCAAGGCTGGCGAAAAGTGGGACGTAACATTCTCATTGCTTGGCACTTCGCAAGAACAACTGCTCTCGCTACCGGGCGGGTCTACTTTCCCAGCCGCTACTACAACTGATTTTATGACCGCTCTCGACGGGTCGCTCGACATTGCCGGCACTGAGTTCGGTTTCTGTACCGAGTACACAGCATCCGTAGCTAACGGTATCGCTCAGAAATTCGTTGTCGGCAGCAAAAACAGCGTATCCAGCGTTATCAACACTATCACCGCCGATGGCACCGTGGTTGCGTTCTTCGATTCGGCAGCGTTTTACAATCGGTTCCTTAACGACACCAAGGCCACCATGAGCTTGGTTGCCACCGATGCAGTGAGCGCATACCGTCTGAAAACGCCAGACGCTAGCTATGTTGGCGGTTCCAAGCAGTCAAGCGGCACTGACGTGATCGTAAACTTGACCTATTCGGCGGGCTATAACCTCGCCGCTAACTCTGAATTTGTATTGGAGCGAATCGCTTAATGGCTGGGTTCAATGACGGTTACAGCTTGGAGGCGGCCAGCGATGGCCGCGAGTTCCTTGCGCCAGATATTCACGGCGTCCCATCGGTAAAGATGACGATTCGTCACGCTGAAAGTGACGTTTTCCGGCGCGTTAAGGCTGTTGAGATTGCCGGTTTACGGCTGGCGCTGGCCGGCGTAGATGATCCGATTGAACGTCAGATACTAGCAGAGCAGGCGTCATTGCGGGCTGCGTCTTATCTTGTCTGCGCGTGGGAGCTTGAAGAAGAATGCACGCAGCCTAATGTGCTGGCGCTAATAAAAACGCGCCCATATCTAGCTAAGTGGATCGACGAGACGGCGGCCAAAGGCTCTGATTTTTTCGCGCCGGCCTCGACAGCCTAATAGGTTACGCCGAGGCATGGGCAAAACTACAGAAACGGGTTAGCATGGATAGCGACCTGACGCTAGGCGAGGTGCTACAGACGCAATGGAAGCGCTCAGGGGTAAAGCCCGAGGCGCTGAAAATGCCCGAAGTGCCGGATGAAATGGCATATTTGTGGGGCTGGTACTTTCAGGTTAAGCGCACTAGCGACCCATTGACGTGGCCAATGCTTGAAAGCTGGTCAAGGATGACAGCAACACCGATATGCGGACGTGACGCCGCAGCACTCATTAAGATAGACGACGCCATTTTAAGGAGTGCGCGAGAATGACGGAAACGGCGCGGTTAGTTATTGCGGTTGATGCGAGTGGCGTCAAGACCGCGACGGATGACATTAAGAAGCTCGGCGCTGCTGCCGGGCCGACTGAGAAGCGAGCCGCAGCGCTGGGGAAGGCTATCGGCACAGTGGTGGCCGCTGCCGCGACCGGCGCATTCGCGTCATTCATTAAAGAGTCAATCGACCTTGCCGACAATGCCAGTAAAGCCGCGCAGATGGCAGGCGTTACAACCGAAGCATTAACCGGGCTGCAATACGCCGCAGGGCTTGCCGATGTTTCGGCTGGCGAGCTAAACAACAGCCTCAAATTCTTAAACCTTTCGATAAGCAAAGCGGCAGCAGGAAGCAAAGACGCGCAGCGCGCATTCGGTGATATTGGCGTATCTATTCGCACGGCATCCGGAGAACTGCGATCAGCAGACGCCGTACTGCTAGATGTTGCCGACCGCTTTAGCCAATACGAAAACGGCGCAGAAAAAGCCGCGCTCGCTCAAGAGTTGTTTGGCCGGTCTGGAACCGCCCTGATTCCACTGCTTAACTCTGGCGCTGCTGGCATTAGCGAATTGACGGCGCAGGCCGAGCGGTTCGGGCTGGTCGTATCTCAGGAGACGGCGACAGCCAGCGAGCAATTCAACGACTCTCTGACTACCATGCAAGGCGTCACCCGCGGAGTAGGCAATCAGCTTGCCCGCGAGCTGCTGCCGACGCTTAACGATGTCACCGGGTCGCTAATCGACGTCGCTGAAAATACCGAGGCCGTATCGCTAGCGTCTGACGTTCTGTCCGGCACGCTTAAGAGCTTGGTAACTGCGGGCATTGTAGTCGGGACAACTTTCACCACTGTCGGCGAAAGCATTGGCGCGTTTGCTGCTGGCGCTGCCGCTGCTGCTAGTGGCGAGTTCGACCAAGCTGTCGATATATTCAAGACTGGCGCAACCGACTACAAGGACACTACCGAGGCAGCGATCAAGCGGATTGATGACCTTTGGAGCGGCACTGCCGGCAAGACTGGCGCAGAGGCGGCAAAGGTTGCCGGCTCGCTGCGTGAGCTTAAGCGCGGGGCTACCGAGGCCGGCGAAGAAACCGCCAAGACTACCGAGAAAACCGCAAAGCTAACCGACACGCTAGGCGCGCAAATATCAGCCCTCCAATTCCAAGCCGAAACAGTAGGCAAAGACAAGGACGAAATCACCCTGCTAAAGCTGGCACTTGACGGCGCGACCGAGTCGCAATTGTCGGCGGCTCAGGCGGCATTAGGGACGGTTAGCGCCTACGACGAGCAGGCGAAAGTAACCGCAAAGCTGGCCAAGGAAGAAGAAGACAAAGCAGCGCGCGGCAAGGCTATCACCCAAGACTCATTGTCTGACATCGAGGTGCTAGGCCAGAAACAGCAAGAGTATTACGACGCACTGCAAAACGGCAGCATAACGCAGGAGACGTTTAACAAGGTATCGGCCAAAAACAGCGAAGCCATGAAAGAGGTGGCCTACGGCGCTGGCGAGGCGACTACGGCGCTAGACGACTTCACCAAGACTGCCCAAGAGAACATACAGAGCCAGCTTGCTGACACTCTGACCAACGGGTTCAGCGGATCGTTTAAAGACATCCTGAGCGGCTGGGGCGCGATGTTGCAGCGCATGATTGCCGAGGCAGCAGCGGCGCAGCTAACGCAGTCGCTTTTTAGTGCGGCTGGTATTGGCGGCAAGGGCGGTGCTAGCGGTGGTTTTGATCTAGCAGGACTGGCTTCGACGTTCGCTGGGTTTTTCGACACTGGCGGCAATATCCCGAACGGCAAGTTCGGCGTAGTAGGCGAGCGAGGGCCGGAACTTGTACGCGGGCCGGCAAACGTAACAAGCCGCACCGATACCGCCAAGATGACAGGCGGCAACACCATAATCATAAACCAGCCCGGCGTCAGCAATACACGCGAGGCCGAACGTAGCGCAGGCGCAACACGGCGCGCAGTCATGGGCGCAGTCAACTCAGGGTCACGATATGCCTAGCTTTTTGGAAGACCGGCTACCCATTAATATCGACTACGGCTCGTCGTTCGGCGAGGAATACGCCGTGGAAATCGACACCACGGCGAACGGTAATGAATACCGGCGATTGCGTCACAATGCGCCGCGTGCGCGCTACGATCTGTCGTTTGATATGCGCCAGCAGTTGTGGGTTATGGACGAGGTGGTCGCGCTATACCATCGAGTGTTTGGCAAGTTCGCAGGGTTCCGGGTTAAGAATCTGGCTGACTTTAGCAGCAACGGCTACACCGGCACGCCAGCATTCGGCAATCAGGCTTGTGCGCTGGTATCGGCTGGCGTTTACCAGTTGCAGAAATCGTATGGCGGCGTCGGCGGGACTATCTCGGTCGGTCGGCCAATTCGTACCGTGTTTAAACCTGTTACCGGGAGCGTACTAATCGGCGTTAATGGTGCTTTATATCCAGCTGCGCAATGGTCGGTAAACACCGTAACGGGTCGCGTTACGATGGCCGCGAATAAATCGCGGGCCATTACCGCTATCACGAAAGCCGCTCAGGCAGTCGTCACGATTGGCGCGCATACCATGCTAGTCGGTGAGTCGGTAGGATTTACTGGCGTTGTCGGCATGACGCAAATCAACGGCTTGCGGGCGCTGATTACGGCCATCAGCGGCACGACTATCACCGTCGCAATCAACTCTACCGCGTTCGGCACCTATACCAGCGGCGGCACAGTGCAAACTAACCCAATAACGGGCGAGACGGTAACAGCCGGTTTTGAGTTCGACCTACCTATGCGATTCGATAGCGATATATCTGGACTGACGTTTGATACCTTTGATACTCTCAGCACTGGCGGCATTAACCTAGTTGAGATATTGAACCCATGAAAGAACGCAAATTGACAGCAACACGCGCACGCGTAGACGAATTACTAGCCG